AATACGAAAAGACATTTAAATTTAATCTTAAAGATGGTACAACTAAAGTAATGCAGTTTGATGAATTTGTAAGATGGGCTTGTCTTATTGAAGGGGTAGGTAAGGTGGCTGATAAACTAGAAGAGAAGGGTGTTAATATGCATAACAACGATTGGGTTAAACCTCTCGCATTTCATAAATATGTTGAAGAGAGATTCCCTTCCCTCTATCAAGACTTAAAAGTTGAATGTAAGTTAGGTAATATTTAATTCCCTTTTAACTTCCTTTATATATTCTGTTGAAACTACACGTTGAAAGTTGTCGATGACCTCTTTTGTATCCTTACCGACCTCTTGGAAAGCGATCATATAGTTTCTAAACCTTTGATTTACATCAAGTTTGTAAGGAGTACCACTAGGTTTGGCAAATCGGTGATTCCATCTCAAAAATGGTAAGCATATTGTTTCTCTATTTTGAAGTTTATACTTTTCATGTATATAACCTTCTTCTCCACCAAAGCCTCTCATACTTTTATTAAAGCCTAACCAAGCATCTTTTCTGCAGCTAAATAGACCCATACCATTACCAGGTATGGTGAATGGCTTGTTAGAAGATTTAGTACCTCTCTTATCAGTAGCCCACGCTCCCCACATATAACCACTCCATTCTTTAGATGAAAAGTCAAAATGAGTAGATACATTGTGTAAATCATCATACAATAGAGGTCCCTGTAATAAATTACCGTTATCAAGACCTTTATCGTAGTAATCGAGTAACTTTTTTAGGGAGCCTGGTTCCAGCAAAACATGACTATCGATAACTAATACATATTCCGTTTCTGCTATATCAAAAATCTTACCTTTAATAAAAGGACTACTATATTTTGTATACTCTAGATAGGTTTTTGGTTCAGTTATAGTATCAACCATAGTTTTAAGAGCTTTTCCATGGTCACTTGTAGGGTTGTTATTTATAACAACAAATTCAACTCTATCCATTACCTCAGAGTGGTACATTCTTAGCGACTGAAGCGTAAAAAAAGCTCCATCATAATCATCATACACGGCTAAACCGATAGTCAGCTTACTCACGCAACTATTTACACCGTATTAGCTTTTAATCTACACTGGTATAGCGCTAACAAAGGAAACTGTAGAGAAAGATGTATTTGGATTGAAGCTTAACGGTGCTGAAGTAATCGTTTGTGTTAATACTTCTGTAGTCTCTAATCCTTCTATATGAGCATTTTTAATAAAGAAGTCTCCTACTGATAATGCTGTGTTTTGTGTAGAAATAGGTGTACTAAATGAATATCCAACAAAAACATTATCAAGATTATCAAATTCCTTTAGTCTGAATGGTAACTGTACAGTGGTTAGAGTTTGGTATTTAGTATTTATCTTCTTATCTATAGAGATCTTAGTACCCAAATTAGCATATCTAACTCTTAATGTTTCAAATTCATCAGAAGTTAGCGAAAAGGTAGGTGAGAAAGCTGATAAATGCTCGTAAAACACTAGATTGTGAAAATAATCACGTATACATAAGCTATTTCTTTTTATCTGATGCTCTCCAACACCGCCTCTACCGTTTCTACCTGAAAGTCCATATAAACCTGTACTATCGAACACTACTTTAATAAGCTGACCACTTAAAGTAGTGGAATCAACCATTAAATCTATTTCACCTTCTGTTGTAATTGCAGAAGTAGGTGATTGATCTGTTAATAGTTGTGTTTGACCTGATACTAATAGAGGGTCAGTATCTCCAACATATTGACCGGGTAAGGATGAAAGTTCTCCTGTTAATGAAGTTAAAAAAGTACCAAACGCGTACTCGTAGTTACTATTGTATACACTATCACCAGGTAATTTAAACTGTAACGACCATACTATGTCATAATTTGAGTTATAACTTAAATCTGTCTCTACAAACTGATAGTATCTTGCATCAGATGGAAGAAGAATGTCGGATGGTAAGGCCATTATACATATTTATACTGTAGAACTAATTAAACGCGTCAATTATCTGGTCGAGCTTACCTATAATGTCTTTTACTTTTACTAATTCTTCTAATTCATCTACATTAAACGATAATTTAAGTAGATATTCTTTTAAATTAACAAAGTCTTCGTAATCAAGACCCTCAACTATTAACTCTTCCATATAGATATTTACAGCAGTTAAACACTATATCCATGTATTTCAATGTATATGGCACGGTTCCTACCGGCTCTAGCCAGGTAAATATTATTATTAGCCCTATCAACCCTAGCAGAAAATCCTGCTGTGTGCATATCATTTCTCTTATTAGGACCTTTATGCCTCGCTAACATAAATTTCTTTGTACTACCCTCTGGAGCAGTTGTGTTATCATATGTACTGTATATAATTTGTTCATATCCATTCGCGCTCGACATCTGTCCAGGTCTTATTACACCAAAGATTGCTTTTATATTTGAAGGTCCAATATTACCTAGACTAAATGTTTGCCATGACGTCATACCACTATCTAAGCTGATGTTGTCAGCAAGTATCACAGGTTCATCAAGATAAACAGTTTTATATATGCAATTATCTTCTTTAAACCCGGATAATCCAACTTCTATCGTACCGCTTAAGAATTCTGTTGTAGTATCGGTAATATTAACCCCATTTAAGGTTGCAGATAATGGTGTACTAAAGTTAATAGTAGGAGCTTGTACGCTATCCTGGAAGGCTTTTATGATAAACGTAGTACCAAACGCAGAAAGCTCGTTCGTATCAGTGCTATGACCTGAAGCTATGCTATATTTTGTAGATAAAAACGGATCATCCACATTTGTACCATACAATGCACTATTAGTAAAGTCGGGTAGATTGAAACTTGATACCGTTCCCCCATATCGTGTACTTATAACCCCAGATAAATCAGGGTAATCTGTACCTAATACCTCTGATCCATCACATTTTAACCAACCGTAAGGTATAAAATCAGCTCCTGTTACAAAAGGTACTATTGTACCTGCAGGTATTTGATTTGCAGTAGTTGTAGGTACAGTACTTGTTATAACTGGAGGTAACCCCCACGATAATTCATTATTAGTATTAGATATAAGAAAACTATTATTTGTAGATGCGGCTGTTGAAGGAAAATCGTAATTAATAGAACTAATTTTAAGCTTGGAAGGTAAAGTTAAGTAGCTAGTAGCATCAATTGTACGTTGTTTAATCTCATTAATACTAATACTACTGCTTAAGGCTATTCTATTACTTGTGTCAAGCTCAATACTATTACCTAGAGCATCAGCAGAAAAATTACCAGCAGAAAGAGTACCTACAGTTGCGCGTTGAGCAGCATCAATTACAATAGACGCATTACCTGAACTCAATAAATTTGATACTGTTTCCCAATCTAAAGCAGCTGAACCATTATTTTGCTTAATGCGTTGTAATGTATTATTATCATTATCGAAAGCTAGATCATTTATCTCACCAGTTTCGAGAGTAACATCAGACCTACTACCTAAGAATTTATTACCTATTAAGTTACCTCCAACCGTAGTACCGTCTCCTATAAACAGTCGCGTAGTATCAGAAGCATATCCTAATTCACCTTCATCTAAGGTAATATTCTTTCTATCTTCGTTGGTACCTCTACGTACTAATAGTTTTAAGAGTGTGTTTTCTAATATTTCAATTGAAGCCATGGTATATGTTAGTAGTTAAAAATTGGTATTGCGTATCTATCAAAAGTAGCGCCATTATTTCGCGTACTACCAGATAAAGCTAGTGTTAAAAAACCTGCTGAACTGAGAATAAAGGAATTACCGTCTGAATCAGTTGTAGAATATGTTGTACCACTATGTGTTAATCCTTCCGACCCTTGGTTAGGTGCACCTGTGAATAAGCCAGTTTCAATAGAAGTAGCCTTAATTATAAAGTTTGTAGCAACAGCATTTAAAGTAGATCCGGAACCCTCAGTTGTACTACCTGTTAAATACCACGTTTGGGAAGTAGGTGGAAGGTCACCTGAGCCATATTGTAACACATTACCGCCTGTTAGATTAGGTAATCTAAAGTCAGTATTATCTGTACTACCGTACTCTGTACCTATAACACTATAAAGTTCGCTGTACCCACTACGTGATAGATAATGCCCGTTACAAAGTAGATAACCATCAGGTACGTTACCTATAGCGGCGGCATGTGGTAATATAGCCCCGACTGGTACAAAATCAGCGCCTGTTAACGATGTCGCTGTTAAACAATCAAAGAAAGTGGATTGTGGTATATTTGATATACCGTAGTTATCTAATGAGAGCTGAGGCATTTCATAAACTCCTGATACTCCTGTTTGTATAAGAGATAAACGTCTGTTAGTAAGGTCAAAATTTTCAGAATTTACACCAGATAAAATACTTTGAATTTGATTAGTAGAATTGTTATATACTAGGCCTTCTCCAAACGCTTGATTATCAAATGAGCTAAAAGATACTGAATTATTTTTTGCGGGGGAAGTTTGTAATCTATTATCAATATCGATCTCTAGACCTTCTCCAACATTAATACTAATTGGAGCTCCTCCACCTCCAACTAATCCACTCAAGATAGATGTGGTTGTAATCTCCCGCTCCGTAATAGAATTTTCTTTTAGTGATAATTTTGAAGAAGAGAGCTCTAAGAAATCAGAATTAAAATCAATTGAAATTGAACTACCGTCTCTTACCAGTCCACTACCAAAAGCAGAACTAGTCATATCATTAGCATCTAAAGAGCTTTGCTTAACAGTTAGTGTATTAGAGGCCGTAAATTCAATATTTTCATTATCTAACGCAGGACCTACGTAGGCCCAACCTGTAAGTGAAGAGTCATATTCGCTTGCAGTAAGAGTGTATAGTTTTGAATTAGCATAACCGATATCTCCTATTTGAGCACCTGCTACATTACCTAGACCAGATTCTAAATTAAAAACACCAAAGTTTTTATTACCTACTACCCTACCACCAGATAAAGAACCATCGCCTACGAACACTCTTTTTGTGTCTATAGTATAACCTAACTCTCCTTGATCTAATACTAGTTGCTTACGTTGATCATCAGATCCACGTCTCACTTTTATTTTTACTATTGTAATATCTGGCATTGCTAAAATTTTTTAAGATGTTCTTTTCCAAACGTATACTCCAAAGTATGGAGGAGCATTATTATGTGATTGACTTCCACCTGTAGATGTTGTTTTTGTTGATAAGCTACTATTACCATCATCGATATCATCGGATCTTCCGCGCTGTACAGAAATTCCAAGACTTCTATCAACTAACTGACGTGAACTTTCAATCCGATTGTTTTGTTCATGAGAGTGACTAGGTATCTCAGACTCTGTTAGTGTGTGTTTGTATTCCCCAAAAGTGTCAAGATTAGAACCCTCTCTAATAGTTTCTTGTTCGCCATTTTTATCACTATCAGTACCGATACCTGCTAGATACCTACCCTCTGAAACTAATTCCCATACTGTACCGCTGAATGAGTTACTAGGATTAATATTGGTTGCTGTAAGATATATTGAATTAACTGGAAATATTACATCGTATAACGTAGTAGCAGTTGAAGCAGTAGGTAACTGTATATTATTAATTGAAACAGACGCCTCATCTTCATTTACATCTATAATTGAACTACCAGCTCCAATAACTACCCTAGCATCGCTTATTTGAATAGGTGTAGCGTTGCCTAACCCATCGTGTACCGAATCTAAAACCCCTGTAATTGAGCTACCACTTAAATGTAAAAGGGATGTATATCTATCTGAGATAAATTGATTTTCTAAACTCGCCGACATATAATATATTTATGTTAGCTGCTTAGAATGCTATCGTAAATAGTTTTCTGAAGTTCAAATAATTTAGAAAATACTCTGTTTATTGATAAGTAGTTTACACTTTCATTACTATGAAAGTAAAAATTACGAGTATCTATCTCTAATGGTGTAGGTATTTTATAATCGTTAAACACCTTTACTCTGTTAAATCTATCACCATTTGTACCTTGTAGTACGCAAGATATAGATTCTAAATTATCAAGGCTAGGAGCCGCATACCCCTCAGGAATATCTACTCTTACTGTAAACGTTTGCATCTCTCCATCGTAGTCTCCAACGAGCTGAGAGGGGGTAATGTTTAAAATTGTACCTTCGCTGACCTCAATTAACTGATTAAGGTTAGCCCCTATTGGCAAATTATCTGGATCTACTCCTTCCCTCCATCTAACATTTGCCTTTTTACAATCAAAAATTTCATCAACGTCATAGTACTTCTCCATCCTTTCTGCTTCAGACATTTTTTGAAATTCTTTATACTCATCATAAGATACTACTCTCCGACTTATATTGCCAAGATGATCTTCTACAATAATAAAGTACCTCTCTGATCCTTTTCGTCCGACGATATCATAGTACTTTTCAATCTTTGCTTCTTTAGATAATCCTTTAAATTGATCATACTGCTGCCGAGAAATTTGTATCGTATCATTAATGCCACTATATATAACTTCCCTCAAACTAGGTGGGTTAACATTACCACCGTAATACTCTGGAAAGACAAACGGGTCTGGCGTACCAATTATTAATCCTTCTTCAGTAGGTTGTTTTCCATAAAACTCAAAAACAGGCTGCAATTTTAGAGTAAACGGTGGTCCCCAAATAGTCCGGGTGATGAAATTTTGCTGAGAGCCGGTTGATGGATTAAAGTAAAGATTTCCCGCATCAAGATATTCAGTTTCCGTCCCCTTATTCACCGCGCGTAGGGAAATATCTGTCTGTTTAAAGCCTTCGACTGTTAGAGGCTCCCACGGACCATTTTCAACTCGTGAAGTAACATTTCCTAATTTAATCTGTTGGTTCGGTTGTTGTATAGCGGAGGTACTAGATACAGAATACTTCTTCAGACTTTTAAATTCACCTGCTGTGGGTATTCTTGTAAAGTTGTTATAGATATTAATAGTATCTCGTAAAATATCTTGAATTAGAACGTTTAAATTAATACCTAAACTTGTTTCACAAATAGTATTAAAAATATCTGGATTAAAAAAGCTTTGTAGATCGGCAGGTACTAAGCTTATTCGCTTTTTATTGGTATTAGAAGAAGAAAAATAGATTCTACCTACGTTATGAAAATAGGAATAGGTCTTATCTTCAAAGGTATCTGTAAAGGTATTAATAAAGGATATTCTATTTGATTCGAATAGGTTAGTATTAAACTTCCATGAATTAGTGGTAAATTTGTAAGGTGATGTAAAGAGAATATCTGGTGGAAATAATAAATCTTCTGTATCAACATAAGATGTAATAGGTAATGGATTAGTTACCATTCGTTCTGTTACATTGCCATTATCTTTTAGTATAAATAAGTTACTATCATAATCAGAAAAAGATACATCCATGTCAATTAATGAACTATCTCCACGATAAATAAAAAATCCATCTGGTCTTTCTTCTGACCCGTTCAAATAATCCTCCGGAAAGTAAAAAACCTTACCCGCTAAGGAGCTTTCCTCCGGGAAGGTAATTTCTCGGGGTTCTGATAAGCTAAACTCTCTTACAGCGGACTTATTTTCGAATAACGGGTAGTAGTAACGGTTTTCTGAAGAAAGTTCACCATTTAGGACATTTTCAATATATGATGAACTAGCTGTACCATAAACAGTAAACATACTATCCAAACTAATAGGTGATTTGTATTTTGTTTCAAAATTAACTCTATTAATTTCTTTAGGTTCAGGAATTACACCATTTTCTATAAATTCTGGTAAATCAATAAAGTAAGCGTTATAAATTTTAGTGTTACTTACAGGCTTAGTCACTATCAGTAGTAAATCATCCGTAAATCTCGCCTCAACTTTAACATATTCCGGGTTATTTAAATTAGATACAGGTAAAGTAGCAAGAACCTCACTTGTTGTGTTAGGTGAAATCTCTAATATAACATTATTTTCATTGTTTATTACTTGTACTACTTTATATGTTTTACCAAAGCTCACATTATTATTAACAACTCTAAAATTAGAAGTTTTTACTCTATCTACTAACTTTAATTTAGTGCATGCACGGTAAATATCCCTATCATATATATTAGTATAGTTTATACCACTATCTTCTAAGGAGGGAGAATAAATAACTCCGTTTGCTTTATCAGCATCTAGTCTTTTTATACCAGCTAAGCCATCTTGAATCGCTTTATTTCTAATTTTTTCGATTTGACCGGTAAAGCTTCCACTAAAAGCAATTGTTTTTGTGTCTGTAGAAATAGTATATACAAATCCATCATCAAATGTCTCAATATACGATTTTTTAGCATTATCCAATTCAAATAAATCGGGAAATCTCTCTTTACTAGCACTTTTAAAAGTATCTATATGATATGGAGTAACTAAGTCTTTTAATGTGTTGTTATCATCATCCCTATCGTCTATAGTTGTAGATGATAACCCATAAAATCCACCTAATGTCGACTTATCTTTAAAATTAGAAGTATCTAAATAAGAATTATTATAGACCTGACCTAAACTAAAAAGAGAAAGATTATTCTGGTACAATATACCAAAGTTTTTTCTTAAAAAATCATTACTAAGAACATTTCTTGGTGAATATTCAGGACTTGCTACTTTATTAGTTGTAGAAGCTGTTGGTGAATTATCAAACTCACGCTTTTCTATAATACTTCTCGCTAAAAAATTACCTTTTGAGCTCAATTCAACCGAAAACGAGTCCCTAACACGACCTGTAAATGGCCTACTGTCATCGATATTTACAAAACCACTATAGTCTACACCACTAAGTGTAAATGCGTTACCAGAAGTATATTTAAAATAGTTTATCATTTAAAATTTTTAAAGTTTATTTTGTTTATTACTGTTGTAGCTGGTAAACTTTTTTGTATATCAGCTAACAAATTATTTTTTACTTGATTTAAAACATCTAAATCTGTAATATTTAAATTGTCGATGTTAATATCAACTACATTTGATTTTGATTTTAAATTCGCTCCTAAAGTATTAAGCGTATCGATGTTATCAGAATAGTTTCTCATACCACAAGGTAGAGAGATATAAAGATCATCAACTTTATTTATATTTCTTGTAAATACTGTTACAATTTCATCCTCTATAGATAAAGGCTGTAGTGATAAAAATAGATCACTTATGGCGTTATTAGTCGTAATATTTGATAATAGAATATCCCCATTAAAATCTTCACTTGTTAAGTTAATATCTCCAAATAATATCTGCTTATTAGTATATTGAAAAGATAATAAATTATATTTTAAGACTTCTATAGTATTTAAATACACTATACCGGTGCCAGTAGAGTTATTAAAAGATATATATAAATCGTTGTTAGTTAAATCGGATAATGTAATTGTTTTTGTAAAAGTTTCATACCTATTTGATGCATTGTCGAAAAACTTAAATTCTAAATTTAAAATTGTACCAACTTTTACAATAGAAATACCTGCATCTATTTCATTTACATGAGATTTTATAGAAAAATCATTACTAAAAAACTTAAACGCTAAGGTATAACCTCCATTAGTGTTAATAGCCTTATAGTAGTTAGGTGCACTCCTTTCTTGATTCTTTAAATCGCAATATTTTAATTGCATTTGTTCGTCTATCCTCTCTACACCCTTAATTCTTTCGTAAATATATTCTTTTTTAGGTTCAAAAGTAAGATCGCTCAATTTATCGAAAAATAATTTATCAGTTACCGAGGCTTTTAAATTAGAATTACTCTCAATAAGATTTTCTATGGCATCGTTATATGTAATATTGTAAATAGGTTTACTACCTAATGCTGTCGCTTTAGAGACTAAGTCCGGGTAGTAATATCTATCAACCCATATTCCTGCTTCTCCTGGCATGCCTGATAGCCAAGTACATAAATATTGACCCTCTGTAACAGGTATATTATCTAGCTTTTTATATACCTTGTCAGCAAAATAAGGGTAAGGAAATGCAAAGGATCCTGACTCTACGAATTTTGTATCGTTAATATTAAGCTTACCAAAAGGATTTAGAGATGAAGGAGCTGTAAATGAAGTTGAACCGGGAGTTATTTTATAGGAAAGGTTGTAAGTTACAAAATTTAACTCTAAAGATGCATCTTCTTCAGCGTTAATATCGTTAAGTATGGAAGTATAATTTCTTATCCTATCGTTAAACACTAAGTCGTTATCTGAGCTAAGTAAATTGTTAGAAGAAGTAAAGCTATCTGCGGTGTCAGCTATGTTTTTTAAATTTATTACGTTAAATGTACTATTATCTACACTACTATTTTTATAAAAAATATAATTAGACTCTATATCAAATGAGCTCCTACTTTCATTTATTAAATATTCTGTATCTGTATACTCAATAAACGAAGTATTTATAGGATCAGATACTAACGTGCTTTGATTAAAAATTATTTTAGCAGAGGTACCGTTAATATAAAAGTAATTAATATTTTCAAATTTATCAATAACCTGACCTACTAACACCTCTTTATGCTTTCTTAAAATATACTTCTTACTACCCTTTTTAACTATAAACGTTAGATATTGTACGCTACCTGCTTTGGTTAGAATATACTCTACCTTTCTACTCTCTCTGTTGAGTTTATTCCCGTTTACAAATAACACAGGTATATTACCCTCCACTTCAGGATCGTCAGTAGCTACTAGATAATATTTTTTATTATTTTCGATATATGATACTGAACAATAAAAATCGTCTATAAATTCAATATTAAATAGGGTAAGACTGTCATTTTGTTTATCACTAAAACCGGTAGCTCCATAGTAATTTATATCTACAAAGCTATCTGAACCTTTAAAAAATTCAGGTCTAATATTTTTTACAAATTTAAGATAGTTACCCGCCCCTTCACACTTAGAGAACTGCAACGAAGAATAGATAGAACTAGGCTTTAATCTATCTGATTTGAATTCGATAAATTTATTAAGCGTATTTGAATTAGTTAGATAGAAATCAGTATAATTTTTATTCTTAAAGTCTACTGCTCCGGAGAGCGCTGTAATAAAATTGAAAGAAAAATTACCGGCATAAGTTCTACTAAACTGTGTTAGGTTGAGAGAGTCTACACACAAACCTACTTTGTTAGATTTATATGTACTTAAACTTACAGTAGTTGAGCTCATTACTATATATTTAAGCCATTATCTATGTTTTAAAGAATCAAATCACTCAACAATAATGACTTCAGTACCGTCTTTATTATCTACTACAACATTTTTATTATTACGCTCAACTTTTTGCAAATTTTCTCCCACATCATTAACGACAAATGAAGTAAAGGAATCCGCATTAGTGTTGTTTGTTGTTTCAATAATAAAGTTATCTATCTCCGTTCTTAGCTGTAGGGTGGTATCGAGATTAACATTATTAATTATCTTAACTCCCTCAAGCTTAACATCCCTAATATTTTCGTAGTATCCCTCGGTTCGAATATCAATAGGTATATTAAATTGAGTAACTTCACCAGTAGTGTACTGGATACCAACTTTTAATGTTAACGACTTTACTAGACTGTTAGGGGATGGGTAATAAATATGCTTATAGGTAGTGTTAAGAAACGGGGGAGATACTCCTTTTGTAATTTCATTTAATATACTCTCTGTTCTATAATTTATAAATGTCTTTATTTCAGGCTCTAAAACCTCTGACCCATCACCCCAATCAAAAACAACGTAGTACGGGAATACTTCAGAAAAAATATTACTTAAATCTATTGATACTTCCGTTTGATCAAAAAGATCTATAGTATCATAATTAGAAGTTGACGATGTTGAGGTTGTTGAAAGAGAAATATTGTATGTATTCATAATACCAAGGAGTTATTACTAACAGTTAAAGGTTCAGAGCTCAAATTAAAGCTAAACGAATTTAATGTATCAGTATTTTCAAATGTAAATGTCTTGTTATCGTGGACAGCTCTTACGTAGTCATCTCTTACAAACGTTACGTTATTATTATTATCTACAAAAAAGTTATGACTAGCTATAACCGGTGACATATTTTGATCCTTCACTAGATAACTCAAATTAAATAAATCTAAATCCCCTCTATATGTAATAATAGGTGTATCAACCTTATCATATAATACATCATAACCTGATAAAACAAATCTATTTATATTATTACTAAGCTCTAAAGTATTTCTTGGAAATATCTTAATATTAGTTTTTGCAGTATAATTATACTCGTATATTTCTGGGTAGACAGATAGGGTTTTAGTTTGTGTAGAATCTTGTTCTACTTTAAGCTTATAGTAATATACATTAAGATCTTTTTTAAATCTATTGCTTATTTTATCAAAATTATTAGTATTAAGAGTTAACGAAATATTATCACTAAACGGGTCATTAAATTTATTATCTTCAAATTTTAATTGCTCAATTACAAAGAAACTATTTGTTTGTATGAATAATGTATCATACATTAAGTCGAAATTTAAAACTTTACTTGAAAGATCGCTGACTATAGTCGCGTTATATTTCGATGAAAGGTACGGTATTAAATTTAAAAGTTCTCCTCCTGTGTTAGTTGATGTATTTTTTACGTAAATTTTACCCTGCAGATTTTTAGAGTTAAATTTATCAAAAGCAGCAGACGTATTACTAACTACAGTAGTAGTTTCTAAAACTGTATCGTCGTAAAAATAGCTTTCTGGTGTTAAGCTATAATCAAAGTTTAGCTTGTCTGTAAATCTACCACCTTCGTAACTACTATACAAACTATTTAAAGCGGTAAGTTGAAGACTTAAAGAAAAGTTACCGGTTAAACTCTCAGTAACTGCAGTAGTATCATCTAATAAAGCACGTTGTATAGAAGCGCCACTTAAACTAGCAATACCACCTTCTATTAAATCAGAATAGTAGAATTGCTGGGTTGTATCAGAAAATGCGCTTAAATCAGAAGAAATAGGATCTGGTAAAAACCCGTAATCAGACTTCATAAAATATGCCCCGTCTATAATACCAGCGGTATCAATACTCCTGTTTATAAAATCAACGTTTGTAGTTGTGGGCTCGATAAGCTCCTCGTAAGGGCAAAAATATCTAAAGAATATATTATATGCAGAAGATGGGAAAAATGGTGAAGTTTCACGGGCAGTTAAACCGTTAGTGAACGAAGATAGACCTGATCTTTTAGTTTCAGTAAAGGTAGTTATATCAGCTGTATTATAGTTAAAGTTGAAACCTTCATTGTATAAACTATCATAAAACTGATAGCCATTTAGTATAAGATTTTTTACTGTTGGAGGACTTTTAACAGTTAAATTATCTCTAAATTGGTTATTATCTTTTACTAATCCAAAAATATTTCCAAATAGATCCTTTTTACTATCATCTATGTAACCTTGATCAAAAAGAAATGCTAAATCAGTACTCTCAGTTCTGTTGTCAAACTTAGAGCTATACCCTATATAGGGTGTATCATCCTTACTTGTATTAGGCTGTAATTTAGCTACACCGCTGGAAATATTTTTAAAGAAATCACTAGGCTCAATATTAAAAACTAATATATCCTGGTTATTAGTAAATACTTTAGGGTCAGGAAATATAAAAAGACTATCAGGCTCGTATTGCTTATTTAACTCAAAGTCAATAGCCGGTGCCTGTATAACATTAATACCCGTATTAGTAGGTTTAAAGAACCCAGCCTCTCGTTTTGTACTTATTTTATTAGCAAATACACTAGCTGTGGTAGGGTATTGCTGATTTAAAAAATCACTATACGGCTTCTCCGCTTTAATAAGGATATCGTATACATATTCACCAGCTGAATTAGAAGAAATATAATAAAAATCAGTACCAATATATTTTTCAGTAAGGTTTCTCTTATTATCAAAAATACTATCTGCCTCTAAATATAACTTTAAAATTTCAGTATAACCTTCGAATACCTCTGTTACTAACTCAGAGTTACTTGCAAGAAAAATATTATCAGTAGGTAGATCATCTGGACTATAGCTTAAAAAATGCTTACCATATTCTGTTTCAACCGGCTCTTGATTGAAATAAGAAGTATAAACATCGAAATACTCAGTCAACGAGACATGTATATTATTCTTTATATTGACCAAGTTATAATCTACTAAACTATCTTCACGATTATCAAGAAAGTTCAGTATTGTACTGTAAGCACTTTTGACTACGTTAAAGTTACTCGTTTTAGTTCTAACTTTATTTGATGCATTATTTAGATTAACGCGTTCTACTCTATAATAATCTACTACTTCTCTTAACTTCTTACTAAAAAATGAAATCGCTATAGCTATATCATTATTATCGCTAAAATCTAGATGCTGCAGAAATTTCTTTTCAGTCTTATTACTAAAATTGATAGTAATCTCCTTCAAAAAGTCCCTATATCTATCTATTATTAGATAGTCATTATCGACGTTTTTATTATTAGTTTTTTTATTATAGTTATTTAAATATGTAGTATAATACCCTTGTAATGTATCTGGGTCATAATCTACCTTTACTACTTTTATAAATTCGATCAGGGAAAAAGCCTGGTTTCGATCTAAAGCATTAGAACCCACTACATTGCTATTAGTAATAGACTGTGGTACTTCAGGATAACCTTTTATTACATTTTCCATTAATATTATTTATTTTAGATTATAGATAAGCTACTGAACAATGAGTTACGGATCGCTATATCCTCTATATTATTATCACCCCTAAAACTACTTAACGCTGTAGTTATGTCAAAGGAGTTTAAACTATCTGCATAGTTTAAGATTCCATCATATACAGTCCCTTCAAACCCAGAAGTATATTCGTAAAAGGTATAAAACTTAGATAAATCAGTCGATATAAAATTATTAGGTAATACTAACGGCCATCCCCAGTCGGTGTTGAATTCGCTCAACTTATATTGCAATGCATCTACAGCACAAATTGGCTGGTAGGTATTTAGAAGAGAATAGTTATTGCTAAACTTTTCCAAAGCTACTATATCTGTACCAGCGGTCACTGTATAGGAATAAATATCAATTTCTGAGCCTAAATTCTTTCCATATTTATCTCTCGTCGTTATTCCTCTATCGTTAAAGTTCTCTTTAAACTTGTTTGTAGTTCCTTTAAACTGATTATAATCAGTAGAAAACATGCTCATTAATCTTACTATCGCCGGTGGAAAGTTAAAGAGTGATTCGTCATAAACGTTAGTGTTTTCATTTAGTTGATTACCTATATTAATAAGACTGTTTAAATTACATTTGTCAATATTAGCGTTATTATCTACAAAATTAAAGATTTTTTCATTTAATGTCTTACCGAGAGATGAATTACTAGAACTTAAATTACCAAAAATAGAACCTATAAAATCATCAAAGAGTATATTTTTATCTAAAAGGATTTCCTGAAATCTTAAGCTTTTAAATACTTCTGTAAAATCAATATCTTCATTCTCTTTTGCAAAATAGTAATAATCTTTAGGGTAGATACTAAAGCTAACACTTCTACCGCCCAATATGAAATTCTCTGACGAGTTTGCAAACTCCGCACTAACTACTAGTGTAAAAGAGTCGACAGTTGAAAGACCATCATCATAGGTTAAGTTTCCATAAAACCAATAATCTGTATCTATACCGGAAATAGAACTGTTTAGACTAGATATACTATAGTAAGATGTATTTACTTCTTGGTTATTACTATCATACAATTTACCTGTAATACTACCGGTTAATGTTAACCCCTTTACAGTATAATTAGATATACTTGTAGGCTTAATAAAGAACGGTATGGGAGCCTTTTTGAACTGTACTGGGCTAATATCGAAAATTTGTGCTTCGTCGTCTCCCTCTTCAGTTAATCCATTATCGTTAATGGTTAATGAACTTAAATTAGCTGAAAGTGAGGTAGTTCCAACGTTAGCAGTTAAAGATATTGATAAATTGTTATTAAAATTATTAAGGGAATAATCTAAATTACTATTTTTACTAAAAATCTTATTTCTATCTTTAAAAAGGTTAATCGTTATACCACTTGCAATTTGATCTGATGAAAAATAATATGATTCGCGACCTGACGTTCCAACAAACACACTATCAATATCTGTACTTTTAGCATCCACTATCTTGTTGCCAGATAGCTTTACATATATATTTGAACCACTAACGCCTATAAAGGGTATTTCATTGTATTCACTTGCTGATAAATTTTCAATATAAGACTTTTCGTAGAAAGAGTAGTATTTTTGAAGGTGATTAAACTTATAAGGTGTAAGATCAAAATAGTTAGGTATAGTTAACCCGGATACAGTGTAGAATATATTATTACTATCTTGATAAAACGGAGCTTTATTAGTAATAGTAATTGGTTTTGAAAACTCACCTGCTGATAGCGGTAAAATATTATCTTCTATTTCTACTGAAAATGTATTTTCTATATAATCGTAGATATTTATGTCAGTTGAATAAGAGGCTAATAGAGCATTATTCTCACAATCATTAATTATCATTCTTACTTTATACAACCCGGGTAGTGAGTAAGTGTGTGATGCTGTTAATCCTGTACCTATAGTACCATCACCAAAATCAAATAGCGCTTCAAATTTATTTATATCTGAATAAAAGCTTGTCGAAGGTAAGTCTGCCTTAAAAGTTAAGGGTGTAATATCTAAATTATAAGAAGAAAGAACACTTTCATTTTTATAATCATGTACATCAAATAGTGCATAAGTTGTATTTATTTTACTCATCTATTACTACGATTTTACTAGATAACGAATTAGGATTGATAAAATAAGGAAACTTAAAGTAAGGTAAGGTTATATTTTGATTTACTAACTCTATATCAGCAGTAGGATATAGAGGATTATATGATACAAGAGAAATACCCTTAAATGAAATATTTTCGCTATTATTTCTAGTTTCTACTCTCTTAATACCTTCTATACTTAAGATAGTTGATGTTAAGGTGTTCAATGCTAACTCTTGGCCAAGAATATTTGATATCGGGTTAAAGAAATTTAATATAGCAGCGCTTACCTGAGACTTAAGCCTCTCACTGTTTATCTTATTTCTAGACTCTCTTACTACTACTAACGTTGTATCTTGGCTAATATTAGGAACTATATTACTTTGATTAGAAATCCCTAAATCAAAAGCCATATATACTGGATCTCGCGGAACTACTTCTTGTGAAAGACTTTTTCTTTCATTAGCAGAATCAATAATAAGATTTTTAAGAGAATTACTTAGGAATTCAGGATAATCACCATCATTAGTTATTGTGAATCTTGGAACCGTAAATATATTAACATTATTAAAATCACAACTATCAGCGAAGTTAATTTGATTTATTAAGACTCTATTTGATTTATCCGGGTCTACGCAAATATCGTAAAAGTATTGAATATATTCATTAATAAACGACTGGTTATTTACTACATTTGAATCAATAACTATATTATTAAAACTTTTGTCCATGAAAGCCTCATAGTCCTGTGTAGAAACTAATCTTAATTGCGAACTAAATACTCTAGGAGCGTTTTCCCTAATTTGATCAACAGTCTCTTCATCTACAACAGGTGAAGAATTATTAGGATTATTAAACGTTAGCAGCGAACTATTAGCTGCAGTTACAAAAGTAGTAGAATTTTTATTAGTGTAAGTATCATTAAAAATCTCTCTTTGACGTGAACTATCATAAACAAATAATTTATCACCGTTAATAGCGTTCTTACTTATAATACCGCGTTGATTGTCAGATAAAATATAATTTACCGATACAATACTACCCGGGGCTAACATTTTACCTGAAACACCATCACCAAACTTAATAACAAAATGACCATTTTCATTAAGCCTCTTTTCAAAAACTCTTTCGTTTTTATCTGCAATATACAGACTATCAACTTCATTATACTCATAATATAATCCCGTTTCAGCTTCCTTAACATATACGCTTAAAGTGTTATCAGCTATAAATCTACTATCATTACTGTCTAGTATATTATCTACAACAATATTTAAAGTTTCAAATTGACTTCCTTGAGCTGTGTAATCTGGATATTCACCGACTGTACCTTGATATAAAATAACATTTTTGTTTAATACTGGTAAACTTTGCTTTTTTGTCTCTGATATAGTAAAGCTATAATCTTTGTTTGTAGTATATTGTACGTTATCTACAAGAAAGTATGAATATTTTTTTATCGTGTAATTGCCTGTCGCTAAGCTAGCTGCAGCTGTAGCGTTAATAGAAGCTAAAGAAGTTTGTTTACCAGACGGCTTATAGCCAATCGTCTTGACTATCTTATTCATGTTCTCGTATAATGTAGCTTGATCAAAAGAGACTTCTGTAGCAGTATTATTGAGATAAAATAGTAGTACGTGATATGAATACGCTACAATATCTATAATAGCGGCTAGATTACTACCTTCAAAATTTTGATCTGTAAACTTTTCATTTTCATTTAATCGTTTTACAATAAAATCTTTTAAGCTTACTGCATCAAAAGCGGCGTAAGCATCTTGTGGTAAATTAAAATCTAGAAGTTCGTTATTTTTATCAGTCATAATGTTTATATGAAGTTATATCCATTACTATTTAATACTGATCTAAGTGAAAGACCGTATACATTAAGTGATGGTACGTTTATTTGTAGTTGAATATTATACTGTTGCTCATCTTCTAGACCCTGAACTTCAACATTTTCTAACTCTATTCTTGGTTCAAATCTAGGTAAATTAGACTCTATATCTTCTTTTATATCTTCTTCTGTGAACTCATCTACAGGTTCGAATATAAACCTCCTTAAATCAATGCCAAATTCCGGACTTAATATCTTTTCGCCTGGTGATGTTAAAAGAGCATTAGCAATACTATTTTTAATAGCCTCTATATCATATAACCCAGCTACGTCTTTTAATTCTTCTTTTCTATTAAGTTGAGAGTTATAGGAGTAAGAGTTCTTTATATCAAGAAATAGATCTTTATAAAGATAATTTTGCTTTATAGCATTGTCCTCAGCCTTACTTACTGATACGGTATCTATCTTTATTAGAGCCATGTATATATTTAATGGCTACTTCTTTTTCCACTGCTGCCTCTTAGGACCTCTTTTCTTATATTTTTTACCTTTAATTTTTTTACATGCAGCGTGAGTCGGTCTACATGCTGGATATGAAGAACCTTTCTTACCAGCTTTCTTTCTACCACAAGGACCGCCTGTTTTACAGTTGACCCAACCTTTAAATTTCTTACCGGTCTTCTTATCTGTACGTGTTTTAAACCAATCTCTTAAATTTTCTAATATCTGTTTTTGGGTCATTTTATATTACCTCCGCGGTTAACACATTTCTGAACATACCCAGATGCATAAGCAGAAGGCCATACATCATACTTACGCTTAGCTTTAGCCTGACACTTAGCGCGAGTCTTAGATACCTTCTTTTCAGCATCTTCTTCCTCACCCTCTTGCGGTGCGTTCATAGCAGATAATATCATAGCATTGTATCGTTGATTTAAAATCTCTTGATCCCTTCTTTCATCTTTATTAAATGCATGACTTAATAACTCTTTATTAAGTCTAAAGTTCTCATCCCAAATAGCTTGATATGTTTCATGCCTTTTTTTATAATACTCTGCATCTGTATCTGTTAACTCTAATTTAGATAGATAATACTCAACAAGTTCTTTAAGAGAGTCTACTCCAGCATCTTTTGTTTCGGAACCTCTTAGATTTGCTTCGTACGCTCCGTAATCAGCTAGAATTTCCATCCCACTTTCTAATACATCATCTAACGTAAATGGAGCATCTTCTTCAGTTACCTCTTCGCTTTCAGACCTCTTCTTCTTACCGCTCTTCATATTAGCACACCAGTGATACATCTTGCCCTTCTCACCACCATACTTTTTAGCCCTCTTACGAAGCTCAGTTACAGAACCCTTACAACTAGCACCGGCTCTCTTAACACGTCCAGGGCTACTCTCTGCATCTTCCTCATCAGAATGCTTTGTCTTATTAAGCTTATTACCAGCCTTTTTAGCTGCTTTATACGCTTTACTACCCTTACGAGCACTCTTACCACCGCGCTTTTTCTTAGCGTTTATATTGGCCCATAGCCCTTCTGTAAAAAATTCTTTAAACGTTTTCATTACCACTTTTTACATGACCAATACCTTGCTTTTGTTTTAGGTCCTGGATTGTCACAATTGTGTCTAGCCCTGAAAGACTTACGAGCTTTAGGATTACTCTTACGTATCTTCATGGTCTTTTCACCTTTACGTTTAGCTGATGTCCCACCGTGTCCGAAGTTAACCTTCTTAACGTTACCTGATTTAGGATCCTTTACATATACTTTAAACTTCTTAACATCTCCACGAGTTGGCTTATTAAGTGAAACTTTACGTCCTCTATATTCAGCATCTTCTTCCTTATCCTTTCTTGAATCCGGACCTAATCCTCTACCATCTCTCCCTATCTGCTCACCTTGCTCTTGTTGAGCGAGTAAAGCCAAACCGGTAAGGCCTTTCTTCTTTTTCTTACCCTTTTTACGTTCTTCATTGTCCTCTCTAGGACCGTAGTTTTTCCTATCAGTTGGATCAGAAGCATACTTTGGACCACCTCTTCCATCAGAAGCTGGATTACCCTTTCTTAGTTTACCTTTCTCAGTATAGTAATAACCATCAGGCGCTTCTTTAGTCTCATTTAAGGACTGTAGGATACCCTCAACTAAATTGTTAAATTCCATATTATTATTTATTATATTGCATAAATAATTGTATGGCTAAAGTAAAGAAGTTTGTTAATCTTTTTGAAAGTTACATGAAACGTTTTGAACGAGGTGGATTTCTCGTAGGTGATATTTTCAAGTTTAATGATAATTTTAAATCATCAGAAGAGTATAAGTGTTTAGGTACTAACGTACATGAGCTATTAGACCAAATGATAGATTCCGGATTACATGTGCGTG